GCCAGAACGCCCCGAAGCCCGCTTCCGCATATTCAGCCTTGATGTCGGAGAGGGCTAACTTAGCCTCCATCTCCAACTGGCGCTGGTAGAGGGGGCCGGTGCGAGCGTTGAAGGCGGCGTTCTCGTCGTCGAGCACACTAGGAATCTCAGATGTCACGACCGTCTTAACCGGTTCCTTCGGCTTGTAGCTGTCAATTTTGGCATCCATCGCGTTTAACTTGGCGGTGATGGGGCCTAGTGACTCCGCAATGAGTTCGGCGGGGGATTTCTCTTTCGGCTGATCTGCGGGCTTGTCTGCTGGTTTATCCATTGGACTTTCCTCTTTCTTCGGGAATGGCCACGCCATCTGGGTTCTCCATGAAGCTGTCTATCTGACCAGGTAAACTCAACAACTTATCATAACACTCTATCACAGCTCTCAACTCGTAAACAACTACAGTGTCGATGGGACCCCGCTTGTTAATTTCATTGTTGAGGTGGTCCGCCGCCAGTCGCCGGAGGTTGTGGAGGCCCTGGAGAAACGCCACTCCCGCCGGGACCCGGAGCCATTCCTGAACCTGCTTGGGCGGCAGCAATAGCAGTTCGGTCCACGGGTGCCCCTTTGGGGGCCATTGGCCCTTGCTGATTAGGTCGCGGAGGCGCTGGGAGCGTCGGGTCTGGGAGGTACCGGTCGGGTTGGTCATAGCCGAAGTCCTTGAGGACACCTTTCATAAACATGTTGGAGGCGACGATCCATTGTTTCAAGTATTCTTGAAGGTCGGGGGGCACCATCGGGTTCGAGATTGACTGCATCAATTGGCCGATAGCGGTGCCATGCCTCTGAAGCAAGCCCACAACAAGCATGTCGGATTGACGCTCTACCTCACGGTTGAAGGAGGCTGATGCTGCTCGAATAGGAATTCGTAGTCGATGTTTTCCAAATTCCTTGAAGGCGGATTTGAGAGCGTCCGCGTCAAGCCCGAAGGCATCGGCGCGGTCGCCAATACCAGCCTTACCATATATTGCTGTGAGCAATGACCCCAGTTTAACATGGGCATGTCGGAAGTCACTAACTTCGAGGTTGACAAGGGAGTTCCCCTCCTGCATCGCCGCGATGGTCCCCAGCGATGAGTAGATTTGAGAGCGTTGCGACTTCATCCCACCCTGTGCTTGACCGGCTATAGCAGGAGATATTCCCGCGCGAGACTGGGCGTGACGGAGGGTCAGCTCCTCATTCTCGAAAGCCGAGGGGTACACGTCAGCGATGGCGAGGGCCTCGATATCATCCTTCTCCCCGACGAGCATAGCAAATGGATATAGTTCAAAGTTGGAGTCTAAGTTGATAGCTCGTGGAGAAACCCTAAGAGCACGCGTGTTAGCCGCCGTCGCGTTGTCGAGGCGTTGATTATGTGTGGTGGATATTTCTTCTTGATATCGCTCCAACAATTCTGCAAATCCATGGCCATACATGCCATCGGTGCGGTAACCAAGCCGTGCCCGCAGGATGGGCAACTCATTGTCCGGTAGAAAATTAAACACTCGACGCAGAACCGTTTTCGTCGATTTATGGTAGGTGAAGATAATCCTGAACTTCTTCCCATTATGCCACCACGGGAAGTAGCACTCGTAGATGTCCCACTCCGCTGTCGCATCGTATCCCCCTCTCAAGTTAATATTCTCATCCCTCAGCGCCTCGTCCTTCTCCGGGCGGGGACGGGAGCGGTCGGGATGGCCCAATATCTCATCAACTTTGTCCTGGTCATAGACGCCGGTGAATCCCCTCTCCTCCAGCGCCTTCCTCCGCAATGGCCTGATTTGGAACACGAACTCTGCTTCGGCGGGGGAGTTGGCATCGGGCGTCATGAAGACATCTTCGTGTGCAAGTTTATGGACGCGGGGGCCGGAGTAGATGGAGGACTCGGTGCCCTGGGCCTTCTTCGAGGACGAGGTATAGCCGATGTCGGTGACCTCCACTCGATTCTCATACGTGACTTTGACGAAGCCCGTGCCCAGTTTGGCGGCGTCGGTGTACCAGAGGGACTCGGTGGGGCGGAGGTCCATCTCGCTCACCTCGTAGCCCACGAGGTCCATGAAGTTCTCTAATGTCGATTTCTCCCGGTTGGCGGCGATGACAGCTTCACTGTCACTGGCGTCGATGCGCCTAAAGTCCTGGAATATCCACAACGGGTGCGTCGCATAGATTAACTCGATAACGCGGGCCACCACGTTGTCCACGCTCTCACCGACGATCTGGACGATGGTGTTGGCGGCGTTGGGCCAGGGGAAGGACTTATTCTCCTCAGCAGGCTTGCCTAGGTATATCTTGCGCCACTTCGGTATCTGGTTCTTGTGCAACTCAGAGTGGGACTGCTCAAGGAACTCAATCTGCTCGTGGGCGTAATGGCATAGTTCTTCATTGGCATCGACGCCGAAGTCACAGTTAACGAGCTGAATGTCACGATTTGCCATTCGGAACTCCACCCCAATACTTATCTCTCGACTTGCGGAGGCTGATGTGATTATCGGCCAGTCTCACCGCTTTCGGCTGAGAGTCAACGAGACCTTGCCACCCACACGAGCAAGTGGCGGCCCACGCATAACGAGGGAGGTCGCTGGTGGACTTGCTCACTGTGGTGCGATGGGTGCTATCGGGGATGTGTGTTGTCATCGGTCGTTAACCCTGGAGTAGCCGCATGTGCCTCTTGTGGATGTAGACTTCGATTTCCGCCTCAGCTCTCGTCTTAACATGACAACTCCAACCACAAGTACAGTCCACGCGCCAATGACGAGGATAGTGACGATGTTCAACGAACGTGACCTCGTGCTCCACCCTTGGAGTATATCACGGTCAGTAACCGGTTGTCCCCGACGGTCGATTATGCCTAGCCCGCCGCGCGTCTATGACCTTCGCTATATCACCTGAACGAGCCACACTCCAAGTCTGTGGCGCATATCCAAGACAGTCGAGAATGTCCACAGTATGGCGAGTAGAGTGAGTGTACCGATAATATTCATCGAGGAATGCACTTTGATCTCTTCGTACAAAGATTTTCCCCTGCTCAAACAATGGGGACAGCGCATCAATACGGGTCCACTTGCTATTCTTAGAGCGATCAGTTTTAAGTTCATTGACCCTCAGCCTCCTCTTCTCCACCTTATTCCGATACTCGATGTGATACTTGAGAATACGCTGAGCAGCCACAGTTTCGAGGTAGAACTCTTGCAGGCGCCACTTCTCCGCCATCTTGTAGATGTTGTGGGTGAGGTCGTCGAATGGCATCGACTGCGCCCAGAGGTCGAGGAGGTAGATGCGGTCGGTGGCGGGGTCCAATCCAGTTATGATGATTGAATGCCGACAACGCCCCTCCTCCCCCGCGTGGTTGGGGTCCACAACCATCGACCGCATCAACTGGGAGGCGGGGAGGTCCTTGTAGACGGTGCCCTCTCTCGCTTCGTGGGCGAGGAGCATCCGGTTGACAGTTATCTCCTCGACTTTGCCGTCGTGGTACATGCGCTGGAGGAAGGGTTCAGGCTTGGGTTCGTAGAAGCGGAGCCACTCGTCCTTGAACACCTTCTCATCCGGGTTGAGTTCTTGGTTGAGGTATTGATGGCTAAAGTAGTAAGCCCCTTCTCGTTGACGAACTTGTTCAAGGCGGGCGATAGACCATTCTTCAGGGAAGATCGGAACTCCGGGGGGATGGCCCACACAACATCCTCCAATAGCTGAATGAGACTCAACAGTAAACCACTTCTCCTCTTTGCGAATGTGACCGTTAAGGTCCCACGGCGACCATCGGTTACCCACGACCAGCTCGATATGTTTGGGTCCGTCGAACGCCCCCTCAAGAAGGCGATGGTAATCAATGGTATCCTCCATCACGATGTCAGATTTGAGCGCATCCTTCCCCACGAGGTCGTCTTGGATGATGCGGTCATAGTGCCGTGACTGGAGCGCGCCACCGACGCCAATGAAGTCGAAGGTCCCCTCCCCATGTGGGCGGAACACGGTGGACTTGATGTTCTTCGACGACGCATTCCAGATACACTTAGCATCGGGGATGATCTCGGGGAAGATGTCGGGGAGGCGAGTCCCATTGCCCATGAAGTGATTATCAATGCGAACTCCCAGTTTCTCAGCATTGAGGGCGGCCTCGGAGACGATGAGGATGCGCACGGTGGGGTCATGGGCGAACTTCATCCACCGAATCCACTCATCCCCATAGCCCAGAGCGCGCATCCCCGCCTCGTCGCTGGGGGTGAAGGGCAAGGCCCACCATATCGGTAACCCCTCGGTGAGAATGGTGGTCTTGAAGTGGTCGCGGGGTAACTCAAGGAGATGATTGAGGTGTTCCTGCTCCAACCTATCGGCTATGGGCTTATGGAGATGCTCGGTGAGGCGATCCCGCTTGAGGACGAACTTGATGAAGAAGTAGAGCGACCCGAGGGCGTTGAGGCGCATGATGTGGCGCGCGTAGCGGGGGTCATCGGGGATGGGGAGAATGGACCACCGTTGTGAGCTATCGGCTGTCATCATCGACTCGTATACAAATTGCAACAGCCGCCATATTGGACCTCATCCGTGTCGTAATCACCGACGAGAGCGCAGGTGGAGTTGCGCGCGCCCACATTCTCATACGCCTTACAATGGCCGCAGTAGGTGGGGACGCCCTTTCCCTCCACGTAGCCAACGAGGGACTTGGGAATGAGGCGGAGGGGCTGGCCATAGGCATGGGGCTTACCGTGAATGTATTGAGTGCACGTGCCGCGCGGCCCGCTCACCTGGGCAGGTTCAACGATGATGCACTCGCTGGAGAGTTGGATGAAGTCCCGACATTTGCCGCAGGCGGTCCCCACGCCTGAGTCATCAACCCAGTGCGTGGGGAAATATACGGCCTGAATCTTAGTGACCTTCGTCACGGCGCCTGCTCCACGTGAATGGTTACATTTACTGTGCGGTTGCTGTCACACCCGCTGGGATTGCCGGGGCTGATAAAAAAGTCGCGTTAGCTTCTCCACTCTTGGCACTCTCTATCCCGATGCCATCGACGGCGGTGATGACGTAGAAGTAGGTGGTGCCACCGGTGCCCGTGAAATCGGTGAAAGAAAGGACGGTGAGGGGCAAGAGGGAGGTCGTCAACTTGGTATATGGCC